CGATGCGGAGACTGGATCATCAATGACATACAGCAACGCGACAACACAGCGTCAGACATTGCTGGATTTCTCGTTGATTCCACTGATGACGTCAATTTCCGAAAGATTATCGATGCCGGATTTTGTACCACAATCCCAACGTGTCGAATATGACCTTAGCGATTATCTCCGTGGATCAGATTTAGAACGTGCAAATATTTACAAAGTTTTGAATTCAATTGTTGATGCAAATGGAAATCCAGCATTGACAGTTGAAGAAATTCGCAAATCAGAGGAGCTAATCTCATGAAAATAACAACCCCATTCACAATTACTGCGGCAGATTCCGAAGCACGCACAATTACTGGTCAAATTGTGGCCTTTGATGAAGCCGCAAAAGCATCGACCGGAAAAGTGATGTTTAAGGCTGGATCATTAAATCCTGCCAATGTAAAACTTAATTTGGAGCATGATCCATCACGTCCAATTGGCAAAACCCTTTCAATGGAACTTGCGCCAGATGGAAAGTCAATTATGGCAACATTTAAGATTTCAAAGACAACAGCTGGATCTGATGCAATTCAAGAAGCCATGGATGGACTTCGTGACGGATTTAGCGTTGAAGCAAATGCAATCGATTTCACTCATGCAAAGGATGGAACAATGATCGTCAATTCAGCAGATTTGGTCGGGGTCGCTTTGACTCACAATCCGGCATTTGATTCAGCACGTGTATCAAATGTTGCAGCAACCACCGAGCCAGAAATTTCTGAATCATCACCCGATGAAGCAGAAGCCACACCCACACAAACAGAAGGAGATGTCGTGGAAAACACCGACAAAGAGCCAACCGCCGAATCGGTAGAGGCTTCAGCACCAGTACAGGCAGCATCAATTGCAAAACCTGTTAATTTCATCGCAACACGCAACCCAGTAGTTTCTCCAGAGACTTACTTAATGCACAAAGTCGCAGCAATGCGTGGATCAGAGGAATCTCGTTCATTTATCGCAGCGGCAACAAGCACTTCAGACAATCCGGGTTTAATCCCAACACGTCAGCTTCGTGAAGTCGTAAATGGTCTTTCAGACAATGTAAGAGCATCCATCGATTCAATCTCATCAGGAACTTTGCCAGATGCAGGCCTTGTATTTCAGATTCCTAAAGTCACACAGCTTCCGGAAGTAAATCAAATTGATGAACTTCAAGCAATTACACCAGTTGAACTTCACACAAGCTTCATTGATGTGGATGTCAAGTCCTTCAAAGGCTCTCAGGTCATGTCAGTGGAATTAGCAGATCGCAGCGATCCACTTTTCTTCACTGAATTGATTTCTACTTTGACTTCGCAATATGCACGTGCAACAAACGCATATAATTCAGCAGAAATCATTGCAGGCGCAACAAAAACTGCAACTGGTTATGGTACTGACATCACAGCAGCAGAACTTTTGACATGGGTTTCAAATGGCGCAGTCAGCGTTTATGCAAACACATTTAAGTTTGCTGATGCAATTGTCGTATCTCCACAAATGTGGGGTCGCATCATGTCATTCAACGTAGATGGCCGACCAATTTATAATGCACTTCAGCCACAAAACGCAGCTGGAAATGCACAGCCACGTAGCTTGCGTGGATCAGTAAATGGCATCGATCTTTGGGTTGATACAGCACTTTCAGGCACAGGCGATGACTCAATGTATGTCATCAATCGCGATGCTTACACATGGTATGAAAGCCCACGTTTAGAGCTGCGCACAAATATCATCTCTGATGGAAGCATTGGAATTCTTTTGTACGGCTATGGCGCAACTGCGACAAAAATCGCAGCTGGTGCATACGCTTTCAATAAGGACTAATTCCAACCATTAAACATCGGCTAGGTCACTCCCGAACTAGCCGAGCTGAAGAAAGGATCAGAGATGCCAAATATCGTCACGGCTGATGAACTACGTGTGGTGCTTGGTGTCTCTGAATCCCTCTATAGTGATGCTTATTTGAATCAAATGATTGATTCGGCTGAAGAAACAATTTTGCCGATGCTTACTCAATACCAAAGTGCAGTCGTTGCAACACGCATCACCAACGATGTGATATACATCGACACATTAAGGCCCAATTTTTTTGTCGAGGGGCAAGGGGTCATTCTCGCTGGAATAGGTTATGGACTCGATGGGCCATATACAGTTAGTGCCCATTCCGTCAATGCTTTTCAAGTCACGGCAGTGGTTGATGAAGCAGATCGAATCCTCACACCAGTGATTCCAGCGGGAACGATCACACTTGATGGCGGTTCAGCTGCCGAAATTTACGCAAATGTGTCGGCAGTTAAAACAGCCATTTTAATCGTATCTACAGAAATTTTTCAAAGCGTTACAGCACCCGGCGGCCAAATTGAAGGTGTCGATTTTGCGCCAACGCCATTCAGAATGGGTCGTTCACTTCAAAATCGTGTTATCGGACTCATTTCAAGTTTTTATGACGTGGATTCAATATGCCAATAGAATCACTTCTCGATGTACGTACTGAATTGGCCACGGCTCTTGCAGGCGTTGCAGCATCGGTTTATCCAGTAGCACCAGAGGCAGTGATCCCACCGGCTTGCGTAATTATTCCGGATTCACCTTATTTGGAAAGCACTCTCATTAATGGAGCAGTGACAAAAGTTAAAGTTAATTTTATCGTGACGGCAGCCGTTGCGAATAACAGCAATTCAGGAGCTTTGGATCAATTAGAAGCTCTCATCATCAGCATTTTGGGGGCTATGCCCGCAGGATACGTGGTCGGCGATGTCCAAAGGCCGTCAATCGTTTCCGTTGGAGCATCAAATTTGCTCGTTGCAGATTTAAGCGTTTCAACGTATTTCACTCAAGAAAACAACTAGGAGCTAAAATGACAACTATCATCACCGGTAGAGACATCACATTCACCATCGATGGTGATACTTTTGATGCTCAAGCCACATCCGCAACCCTTACAGTTGATTCAACAATCAACACTTATCAAACACTTGATGGTAAGGCTTACTACACCACAGACACACAGGGAACTTTTGCTGTTGAAATGCTTCAAGATTTTGGAGCAGTATCTTCACTCTGCGAAGCTCTTTGGAACGCAGCTGCGACAACCCCAAACACAGCACTTCCAGTTCTATTCACAGTTGCAGGAGTGGCATACGCGTTCAGCGTTCAGCCAATCTTCCCGGCTCTTGGTGGAACTGCACCAGATGCTTTAACGGCATCACTTTCATTTACTTGCGTGACCACGCCAGTTCTGGACTAATCGAAAGGTATCGGGAGTATGAGAACAGAAATCACAATCGAATATCAGTCTGGTGAAGTTGCCACATACGTGGCAGCTCCACCGGAGTGGGCTAAATGGGAAATCAAAACAGGCAAAACAATCCAGCAAGCTAGTGAAATCGGCATCAATGATTTGATGTTCTTGGCATATAACGCCATGAAGCGATCACTGGCAGGAAAACCAATCAAGCCTTTCGAGGTTTGGTCTGAGACTGTAGCTGATGTGAATGTCGGTGATGCAAACCCAAAAGCCACAGACTCGGAAGCCTCAGCCGATTCATAGTGGAATTGTCCATCGCCACTCATATCCCCATGAGTGAATGGACATCAGCTGAAGATATTCTGACGGCAATGGAGATTTTGGAGAAGCGCAATGGCTGAAGATGCAATCGCATACGATAAGGCCGACTTGCGCAAAATTATTGGTGCTTTCAAGGCCATGGATGATGAAGCAGTCATTCAAGCCAAAGGTGTATCAAATGCTTTGGCTGAATATCTTCAAGGCAAAATAAAAGAAAAAGCGGGAACTTTACAATCTGAAAAGGTTGCTAGTCGAATTGCTGCCGGATCGCGTGTCAGCAAATCCAGCAAAATTGGCGAAATCAGTTTCGGTTATGTATCTCAAAAATTCTCAGGTGGAGCAAATACTCAAACTCTTTGGGGTGGATCAGAATTTGGTTCAAACCGGTACAAGCAATTTCCCGTTTGGTCAGGCCGTCAAGGTCGCGGTTCACGTGGTTGGTTTATTTATCCAACCTTACGTGCCGAACAGCCATATATCATTAACGAGTGGGAAAATGGTTTTACTAAGATAGCGAAGGAGTGGTGATGGCGGGCACTGGAAGCCGGACGTTAAAGCTCTCCATTCTTGGAGACATCGACCAGCTTAAAAAGAGTTTAGATCAAGGCACAGTTGAGGTTTCTACCTTTGGCGATAAAATTGGAAAATTTGGCAAGATAGCGGGTGCTGCGTTTGCCGCAGCTGGTGTTGCTGCCGCTGCCTATGCTGGAAAACTTTTGGTGGATGGCGTTAAATCAGCCATTGAAGATGAGCAGGCTCAGGCCAAGCTCGCAACCACTCTACGCAATGTCACTGGGGCTACTGATACTCAAGTGGCCGCGACTGAGGCTTATATCCAAAAGCAACAATTGCTTTATGGTTTGACCGACACGGATTTGAGGCCATCATTTGAACGCCTAACCAGAGCCACCAAAGATTTGGAAGTTGCTCAGAAAGCGCAATCATTGGCAATCGATATTGCAGCGGGTTCAGGTAAATCACTTGAAGCTGTCTCCAATGCTCTTGGGAAGGCCTACGAGGGCAATTACGGGGCTTTAGCCAAGTTGGGTGTGGGATTATCCTCAGCACAGCTCAAAACCATGTCTATGGACGAGATTACTGCAAAACTAGCCGATACTTTTGGGGGTCAGGCTTCAGTTCAGGCTGACACTTTTGCAGGCAAGATGGCCAGACTTCAGCAAGGTATCAGCGAAGGAAAAGAAGCTGTTGGATCATACGTTTTGGATGCACTTCAGCCTATGGTCAGTTTGCTGGTTGATTCAGTCATTCCAAACGTCATTGCTTTTGGTGAGACTTTAGGACAAAAACTTCAACCTTATGTGGACAATATAATTTTTGTATTCAAAGAATACTTAATCCCATATTTTCAATTTTGGTGGGAATTCATTTCAGGCACATTGATTCCCGGAATTGTGGACACATTCCAACCAATTTTAGAAGGTTTATTCAAAGCCTTTGGAACAATTTCAAAAGCCATTCAAGATAATAGCGACAAACTTCAGCCATTTTTTACTTTAATCAAAGCCATTGCATCATTTATTTTGAACACACTTGCGCCGATTATTGGCAATGTGCTTGGTGTTGCACTCGAAGTCATAGGAAAGGCCATTTCAGTAGTTATTGGATTATTTTCAAATCTGGTAAATATCATCAACGGCGCAGTAGGAGCAATTAAATCATTAATTTCAATTGTGGCATCAAATCCATTGGTTAAAGGGATTGGCAACGTCATAGATTCAGTTTTTGGTGGTGGCCGTGCCGCTGGTGGATCAGTTATGTCTGGCACGTCATATTTAGTCGGTGAAAAAGGTGCTGAAATCTTTACGCCATCAAGCAACGGATTTATTACTCCAAACAATCAATTGGGTGGAAATACAGTCATCAATTTGAACGTTTCTGGAGCTATTGATCCAGAAGGCACAGCACGATCCATCATCAACGTTTTGAATAATAGTTATTATCGAGGCACATCCGGCGCAGCCGCATTGGTGATCTGATGAGCTTATGGAATCCAATTTGGGAAGTTGAAATCAATGGCGTTCAATATGCAGATTTTGTCATGGCTAATCTCACGGCATCTAGTGGTAGAACCAATATTTATGAGCAGGCGCAAGCTGGATATTGTAATCTTCAGCTCTATAACGTAACTCAATCTCAAGTTAATATCAGCATCAATGATTCAGTTTCGATTTCATTAAAAGACTCAACGGGAACATTTGTGCCCATATTTGGCGGTTCAATCACTGATATATCAATTGAAGTTACACAAGGTGGATCGATAGGAATCAATCAAATGATTTCAATCGTAGCTTTGGGAGCATTGTCACGGCTTCCAAAAGCTCTCTGGAGTGCAGCAATTGCCAAAGCACATGACGGCACACAGATTCTTAAAGTGCTGACAGATTTGCTCATCAATAACTGGTCAGAAGTGCCAGCTGCATTGACTTGGGCAACATATACGCCAGCCACAGAAACGTGGGCAAATGCTCAAAATGTAGGCCTTGGGGAGATAGACACACCCGGCAATTTTGATTTAGCCAATCGTGCAGCTGGTACGACTGATGTTTATTCATTGGTTTCAGCTTTGGCCACTTCAGGGTTGGGTTACATTTATGAAAATGCACAAGGTCAAATTTCCTATGCTGATTCAACACATAGATCAATTTATTTGGCTACAAATGGATATACGGACGTTTCGGCAAAACAAGCTTTGGCACCCGGAATTAAAATTCAAACAAGAGCCGGTGATGTAAGAAATGATGTTACTATCAAATACGGATCAACATCAAGCAGCGAAGTTAATGCCGAAAATTTAGCATCAGTTGCAGTCTTTGGACGGCTTGCTCAAATTATTTCAACGACTTTATTCAATGCAGGGGATGCAACGGCTCAAGCTGCATTTTACTTACAATTGCGTGCATTTCCGCAGCCTATGATGCAATCCATTACTTTTGAGCTGACAAATCCAGAAATTGACGATGCAGATCGCGATGCTCTTATCAATATATTCATGGGACTTCCACTTCGCATTTCAGATTTGCCAGCAAATATGACAGCCGGGCAATATGCCGGTTTTGTAGAGGGATGGCAGTGGTCTGCCGGATATAACACGATTTCAGTTACGGCACTTTTATCACCATTGGCCTATTCGTTGCAGGCAATGAAGTGGGAAGATGTCAGCGTGTCGGAACACTGGAATACCATCGTGGGTACTCTCACGTGGGAAAATGCCCTAGTAGTCGCATAAGGAGAAGATATGAGCAATCCAACAACACCTTTTGGCTGGCAGATGCCAGAAAATACGGATTTGGTGACAAACCTTCCGGCAGATTTTGAAGTTTTTGGGCAAGCAGTTGCCACATCAATGGCTGATTTGCTTGGCGGTACGACTGGGCAAATTCTTGCAAAAGCAACAAATGCCGATATGGATTTTGCGTGGATAGCTAACGATCAAGGTGATATCACCGGTGTTACAGCCACGAGTCCCCTAACAGGCGGCGGCACGTCAGGGGCAATAACAATAGGAATTCAAGATGCAACAACATCCGTCAAAGGTGCTGTGCAATTAAGTGATTCCACATCAACCACATCATCAGTCTTGGCATCAACACCAACCGCCGTTAAAGCAGCAAAAGATGCGGCTGATGCGGCACAAACCACGGCAACCGCCGCAATTGCAAAAACAACAGTAACCACAGCCGGAGACATCATTTATCGAAATGCCACAGTTCCCACTCGATTGGGTATTGGCACGGCTGGTCAAATTCTCACAGTCAATTCAGGAGCAACAGCACCAGAATGGCAAACACCTTCTGGTAGCGGTGGAATGACAGTAATCGCATCGGGCACACTTTCAGGAACTTCGGTAGTGGTCAGTTCAATTCCTAACACCTATAAAAATTTGCATGTTGTTATTTATGGTGCGACTTGGGATACATCAAATGACACGCCGCAGTTACGATATAATTCCGTTACCACGAATTACATGCTTTCAACTTATGGGTACACCGACACTCTTACATCTACTACTGGTGGCGTGACTGCTTCTGGTTGGAATAATAATGAAGGTGGTAACAATTGGCTTCGCACAGGTGGACAAAATGCCGCAAGTTGGACTATTTACAATTATACAAACACCACTGGGTTAATTAATGCCATTGGTAGTTGCAGTTTCAAGAACACAGTTTCAACTTTTTCAAGATCATCATCACAATTTTCCAATCAAGCAACACCAACAGCAATTACATCTTTAACAATTCGGTTTGGTGGTGGTCAAAATATGACCGCAGGCACATACACAGTTTATGGAGTTTCATAATGACAAATTCAATGATAACAATTCACAATGCCACAAATGATGAAGTTACAATAAGAGAAATGAACGCCGAAGAAATTGCGCAATGGGAATTGGATAAATTGCAAACAGAAAAAGATGCACAAGCAAAAGCCCAAGCATTAGCAGCGCAAGAATCAAAAAAGCAGAAATTGCTTGCGCTTGGATTAACTGAAGAAGAAATCAACGCTTAATTCATCACCATGACGAATTCATTGATTTCATCAAATGGATGGCCAGCATCAAAAGATAAGGCCGAAATCAGAATTAAGGCATATCCGATTGATGGCACATCCATCAAGTTGCAATGCGCCGAAGCAGTTGCACCATTGCTGGTGGGTTTTGCAACCGAATTCAACAAATTTATCGAGTCAATCGATGGGGGCAGTCTCGATGACTGGGGTTATTGCTATCGCAATATCCGTGGAGATGTGGGGAAGCTCTCTAACCATTCATCGGGAACGGCCATCGATCTAAATTCCACTAAACATCCACTTGGCAAAATCGGGACATTCCCAAATGAGAAAGTTCCAATGATCCGGGCACTGGCAAAAAAATATGGTCTAATTTGGGGAGGCGATTACAAAAATCGCAAAGATGAAATGCACTTTGAAATTGCATTGAATCCAGCGAAAGTCGCTGCATTAATAGCAAAATTGGAGAAAGAAAATGCAGGAATTTAAGGCACTCGCAGCTTCATGGCTACGTTCATTTATAGCTTCAGGTTTAGCCGTGTATATGGCCGGGGTAACTGATCCAAAGGCTATTTTGACAGCTGCGGGGGCAGCCGTTATTCCAGTCATCATTCGTTATTTGAATCCTAACGATAAGCAGTTCGGTATTAATGCCAAATGACCGAGACGATTCAGGCGGTTGGCGTAATAGCTGCCGCCACTATTTCCGCCATTGCTGCCATTTTTGCAGCTAAGTCTGAACGCAATTCAAGGCCAGTCTCTAACGGCTTTGCTGAGGGCTTGCGCCACGATGTAAGAGAAATCCGGGCATTACTTATTCAGCATCTCAACGATCACAATAGGGATTAGACACGCCGTAATTTACGCGGGATTCTTGCAAATGTCAGATTGATGCTTCACATTATGTCTTGGGAGAATCGACAAGCTCCCATCGGGAGACAAAATGTACACATTTCAAGAAACAGCAGCTTGGCTACTCATCGGGGTATCCGGCGGCTTTATGGCCGGTTACACATTCGGATTTCGCGAAGGTAAAGCCGTTGGCATAGTCCGTGGCAAAATCATGGCACGCAAAGGCGGCAAGTAAATGGCCGGATTTTTAGATAATTATGAAACAGTCAATCAAAAGGTAATTCGCCTGCACGCCACGTATCCGACTAATCGAATTGAGACATCGATCATCGACTGGAATCCAGAAAAGGGATACATCCTTATCGAGTGCCGGATTTATCGTCATTATGAAGATGAAAAGCCTGCGGCCATCGACTATGCACATGGCATGGTTGGGGCATATAACGTCCAAATGAAACGCTGGTATGTAGAAGATACAGTTAGCAGTGCAATTGGAAGATGTGCAAGCGTAGTTTTAGGCACAGATACGAAGCCAAGTTTGGAATCAATGCAACAGGTGGAGACTATGCCAAAAGCTTTTGTTGAAGATGATCCGTGGGCAAAACCAATATGGGAAGAAGGTTTTACATCGGCCAAAACCGCCGTAAATCAGATTAAGTCAGAATTGGGTGGCAAGCTAGAAGCTGAGTCACCAATCTGCCCACATGGACACATGATTCTGAAGGAAGGCATGTCTCCGAAAACAGGAAAGCCTTATCGTGGGTATGTCTGCGTGGAAAAAACCAAGGCAAACCAATGCAAGCCAATTTGGATGGTTTTGACCAGTGACGGATCATGGAAGGAGCAAATCTAATGGGAGATTTATACATTCAAAAGCCAAATGGCGAATCCATTGTCATGAAGCAAGATGGCACAGAAATCAGAAATGAACCCATTGCAATTGACTGGTGTGATAAATGTGAGACATGGAAGCCGCTTGAATTTGGACGCCATGAAAAAGCAGAGGGATTGACGATTCTATGGTTTTGCCAAGAGTGCAAATGATTCCAGTCAAACTTAACCACGATGAGGAAATGGCGTGTGCGAAGGCTGCGTTAGATCGTGCCACTGGATCAGAGGGCATGAACGATTACAGCGTACAAAAATTAAATCTATTTCAAGATATTGCACGATCCGGGGAAGCCATCGGTGCAGAAAATGCAGTG